GCGCTCTCGCCACGAATGAGCCTTTCGACGCCACCCTGAAACGCGTCGATGAGCGTGTCCTGAATAGCCGGGACAACGACCTCAACCACCATGTAGTTGAACGCGGTGCGAGCATCACCGCCGATGAACGTGTCCTTGAACTGCCGACCAAGCCCCCTCTTTCGCCGAACAGCCTCGGCAGAGGTAACGCGCTCGATCTTCTTCGGCTCGTTTTGCACTCGTGCCTTTTGACTGTTAGCGGGAAATGAATCCATGTATGTCCTTGTTGGGGTTTAGGGCAAAAAGAGAAGAGCATGAACTTTTTCCATGTCCATTTTAGCCGAACGGTGGCTTCTCACGAAGCCTTATTCGACACTCCTCTCATTACAACCTGTGTTTTTCTCGCGAACGCGGAAAAAATGAGAACCCGGGTTTCGGATTCTCATTCGGAGGACTTACAACTTGGCGGCCTTGACTCGGCGGTCGATCTCCTTGGCCCAGGCGTGCGAGTTCTTCGCGTTCACCCGAGAGTCGTTGAGCCTGCTGATCGCGGTGATCAGTGCGGCTGCGACTCCCATGGCGAGCACGGGATTCTCTTCGGCCTGACGCTGCAGGTTTTCGAGGAACCGGTTCATTGGGTCTCCTTAGATAGTAGGGGTCTCATTAGAAGGAGTGTTTTTACCGCGAGGAGAAAATGAGAACCTGGGTTTCAGATTCTCACTTGAGTGAACTACTCGGTGGTGGCGTTCTTCTTGGCCTTTCGGGCCTCGCGCTTGGCGGCGATGAAGTCGGCGGTCTTGTCCACCATCTTGTCCGTGACGGGCTTGAGCTTGTCCGAGACGTACCAACCGGCCAGGTGGCTCGAGATGTCGACGATCATGTCGTCTTCCTCGAACCTGGTGTGGTCGGTGATTGCGGTCTCAGCGAGTGAAGCTGTCTCGAAGTGGATGATGGCTTTGGCGACGTACTTCGCGGCGTTGCGGAGGGTAAAAGCTTCCATCAGAATTACTCCTTAGAGGTAGTTGGGGTCTCATTATAGGCGCTGATTTTTACGCGAACTGCAGGGAAAAATACAAAAGGTTTCCCGGTCCAGGATTCGAACCTGGCGTCTGAAGCACCACCATCAGACGAGTGTCTAACCTAACTACCGTTTAGAACTGGTGTAGGGTTCGTAAGTAGCGACACAACCGGGCACGTTTAGTGAAATATAGGGCGTAGTGAGGCACAAGCTTGCCGCGGACTTCCAGGAACGCAGGCGTTGCTGTCGTTGAATATCAGCGCGTTAGCCGCTGATACCTACACTACGTGAGACCCCTCTCTCTAGGAGAGCTTGTAGCGTCCGGTGGCCAGTCCGGACTTCAGTTCGGCAGAATCCATCGCCGACACTTCGGCGCGGGTGAGGACTCGCGGTGTGGCATCCTGAGTGAGACCGGTCGGATCGTCGTTCTCGGCCTGAAGCTCTGCCACCGCGGCAGCCGTCTCCGGTGCTGGGGTCTTCTCGGCCTGTGCCTTGACCTCTGCGGCGATCTGCTCGAGGTTGTTGGGGATGATCCCATTGATGAACTCGGCGGAGGCGTTGGCATCTGTGCAGACCTCGAAGATGAGCTGCGAAAATGCCTCCGTGGCAGCGAACTCCTCCCAGATCTCCTTGGACTTGAGGAAGCGATCGCCGTCCTTCTTGCCGTAAGCACGACGGATGATGTCCTTGAACTCGGCCATGATGGCCCGGCCGTCCTCGGAGTCGACGATCTGCTGAAGCTTGGCCTGCATACCCGTGAGCTGCTTGCCGTCCTTGGTGTAGGTGGCCTTGTTCTCCTCCATCTCCATCTCGACGAGATCCGCCTTGGAGATATGGAAGTAGTGCTCCTCGGTCACTTCCTGGTTGGTGAACGGGTTGGTGTACGTGATGACCTTCTTTAGCAAAGTTGCTCCTGATTCGGATGTATGTACTGGATAGTTCCGATGGTCTTGCCCCGCGCATCGATGCTCAGCGTGAACTCGGCTGCTTGAATATGCAGGACGCTACCGTCCTGAGTAATGCCCAGCGCACCACGTGTTACATCCGCGAGGTCCCCCAAGCGACGACACTGTTCGGGCAGCATCGTCACCTGAGGTCGCTCGGGAGATGTCACTACTCCGTGGTCCTGTGGTAACGGACGACGCCGCGTCGCGAATAGGCGGCGCCGAACTTGTTGATCGCGATGGCGCCCGCGTAAAGCGACACCGACAGAGCGAAGAAGCCGATGCCCGTGTCGCTCGTGATGCGGCTGAGAACACGAGGACTGATCATGCGAGTCGTCCTCACCACGTCCTCAACCACCTCCTCAGCGGCGTCGTTCGCGGCCTCTGCCACGTCGCCCACCTTCTCGGCGGCAACCGGAGCGGCGGCCTTCGCTGCACGCCCGGTGTTCTTGACGGCCTGTCTACTCTGCCTGGCCGCTCGCGATGCGAGCTCCTGGGCCTCCTGCTTGTCTGCTTCGGACATGTACTCTCCTTGGTTGAACTACACGGACGGCTTGTCGGAAGTCTCGATCACGTCGGTGACGTCGATGGAGGGCTCAGGGTCCTCTTCGGTCTTGGTCTCTCCGGTATTCCTGAGCGCCTCGCGCAGATCCACGATGAACGCCTTGGTCTCCTCGGAGTCACGGAGATCTCGGATGAGTGCCTTGAGTTCCTCGGTGTGCTCCTGCCCCTTGAGATAGCCGTTGAGGTAACCGACGCCGTATGCGACGCCCACGACAATGAAGCCTTTGAACATGTACTCTCCTTAGTTTGGGTTGAGGGATTTCATATATGCTAGCCGCGTGCCGGTGAGTGGCATCAATGTCCGTATACCGCTAGCTTTCGGTAGCCACATGCCCACCCCAATAAAGGGCCTAACTTACTATGGGTCTACCGAACTTTGGTGCACTTGCTAGTACCCTCGGATGTAGTCGACGTGCGGGAGATACTTGAAGTCGATGGCGATGCACGGCTTCTGGTCGTGCGAGAGCACCGTCGAGAGCTTCAGATCCACGAGGTTGTTGACGTTCCAGCCGACGTCATCTGACCACGTCGTTGGCGGTAAGCCGATCTCCTCGTAGAAGAACGAGGCGCTGGCGTAGTTGTGACGGAGGATCTCCTCGTTGGTCCGGTTGACCGCCTTGTTGATCGCGTCCATCGTGCTGCGGAAATACCGACCGGTCGGCTGATCGAAACAGAGGACCTCTCCCTCCACGATCACGATCTGACTTCCGCCGGGCGTGTTGTTCACCCGATCCTGTGCCAGCTCGTCGTCGATCGCCTGGGCCTTCGGGCCGGTGAGCTTCTCCGTGACCTTGTCCTTGTACTCTCCGAGCTGCTTCTCGGCCAGGCCGTAGGCAGCTGCCAACGCGGCAGCCTTCTGGGCCGACATCCGGTTGGCCAGGATGATGCTGCCGATCGTGGCCGATCCTGTGAGCACTGGCGGGATGAAGTGCACTCCCACCAGCTTGACCTTGTCGGTCTTGGACAACGGATCGATCGTGCCGCCGACGTTTGCGTTCCTGATCCGCTCCTGCTCCTCGACCATGAGAATCTCCGCGGCCTTGAACCCAGCCCTACCAGCCAACACCGCGGTGCCGATCGTTCCCACCACGCCGCCAGCCGTCAGAAGCGTCGTGGCGTTCTCCTGCAGCAACTGCTGTACGCGCTGCTTTGCATCAGCGAACATCGGATGCATTCGTGTGTACTCTCCTTTTGAAATATGTCAGTTCTTTGACGCTCTGGCCAACCAACGCTGAATCGCCCAGAGCATCAGGTAGCTGAGCAGCTTGGTGAAGAAGATCCGTGCGAGGATCACTAGCGGCGTCTCATCTCTCGCACGAAGATCCAGACGAACCAGAGTCCGCCCGTGAGCATGACCATGAACACATCGAACAGAAAGTTCAAGCATCCGTACGGCTTGCGTGCATGACCGTCACCCACGTAGTAGGTGTGCTGGTAGTGGTGATCGTCGGTGAAGATCCTACGCATCGCGCCTCACCCCCGTCGCTCCGGGGTTGCGCTTGAGAGCACGCTGCTCGGCAACCTCTCTCGAGGACGCCTTGACCTTGATCGTCCGCGTTATGTTGCTCGCGTAGTACAAGGTGATGTAATACAACTGCTTGGCCGCTCTAGCCTTCACTGCAGCCGTCGCAGATCGCGTTGTGATTCCACGTCTCGCGACCACAGAGCTTGATGCATCGCACGGCGTGATCACGCGGCTGATGCTCGGGGTAGTGCTCTGGGTGATAATCAGACGAACCGTCGTAATCGACGATTGCGCCTTTGACCTCCTCGTTGGGGGTCTCCATACGGTCTCCTAGTTTGGGGTCTCAAAAATATGACCCTGTGCGTTTAGCACGAGGTCAAAAAGAGGACCACCTGTGTAGGGTGATCACGGATCTCTTTTAGGTTAGATCCTTCCTCTCTCACTATAGAACGTGTTTTTTTCGCGAACGTTTACGCTTCGCCGTGTTCAGCAGCCACTTCCAGCAACTTCACACGTTGGGAGAGATCGAGCACACGTCCACCACGAGTTCGCGGAACGTGATTGTTGTCAAGGACACGAGAGACTTGCTCGAGCACTTCTCTTGCGAGTTGGGGACTTCCCAGAATGTTCTTCTTCTCCTCTTCTTGACGATGTTTCCTCTCGAAATATGCGGCCCAGTAGCGCTCTTCTTCGTCTCGTTCCCTTCGTAGTGTGTCTTGTTTGTAGAGACTCTCTGGAGTCACCGGAGGAAAATGTACCAACATTACTTCTCCTCACTGTCCTTGTGCAACCCACAGTAGTAGCTACCGGGCTCGTTGAAGTTTGGGCAGTTCTTGCCGTTTGGGCGAATATGGGCGCACTGGAGCATACCATCCTTCATCTTCTCGCCGTACTCGTTGACCTGGTGTTGGAACTCGCGATGACGCTTGAGTGCAGCCTGCCGATATGTCTCGTTGTGATCCATGATCGTTGCGAGAACGGGCGCACTCAGCTCTAGATCCTCTGCCCCAGGAACTAGTCCAGCGTAGAGCACGAGGAAATTCGCCAGCTGTTCGTTAGTTGGCTCAGTGTACTCAGCCGCCATTACTCTCTTTCGTGTCGTTTACAGCGATAACTACCAGGTTGATTGAAACGAGTACACTGCTCGCCGGTTGGGTGAATATAGCTGCACTGAAGCTCGCCCCGCATCATCTTCTCAATCTCTTGACCCATCTCGTCGCAGAACTTACGATGAATGCTTAGCGCGATTCCTCGAAACACAGGATCGTTTGTGATCATCCGTTCTATGAGTACAGGAGTAGTCTTGAGATGTCGAAGCTGTGGATGTTGAAGCGAGTAGATGGACAGAAAGTTAGCCAAATCCAGATTAGTTGGCGGCTTGTACTCCCAGTTCATTACTCTCCTTCACTGAAGTCTCAGTCAAATATCGACTTGAGGAGATGCGCGGCTGTGTACGCCACGATGATTGTGATCACAGCCTCGGTGGCCTTGTCAATCAGATCCTCAAGATCTTGGGTTGGGAGCTCGACGTTGACGTTGATATCTGCGGTGTGGTGATGTTTCATGTCTTTCCTACTGCTGTGCCTCGAGCATGAAGACCGTTCGCTCGCCAGGCCTCGTGATCGGGGTTACGACGTATTGATCCGGGTCGCCATCGAGAATGACCTGTGCTTGTCTTTTGGCGGACTCGCGATCGATCGCTGAGACAATTACGCCAATGCTCTCAACGAACCTTGACTGACGCTGCACGAGAAAGACGATGTAAGACAATGATCCCTTTCGGTTTGAGGTCTCAAAAAATGAGAACCTGTGGTTCAGATTCTCACTTGAGGGACTACTCGGACTTCTGGATGATGGTCGGATTCAGACTCGCGCGAAGCTTCGAGATAGCGTCAACGATCTGCATGAACTCGGGGGCGTCCGGCTGGACACTCTCGAGATCTTTGCAGAGGCTGTTGATGGTCTTCTCGACGGCTTGGTCAGCGGTGTCGAATGCGTGAATCATGTTGTGCTCCTTAGTAGGGGTCTCATTATAGGCGCTGAAATTTGCGCGAGGACAGAAAACTACAACCCGTGTTAGCGGGCTGCAGTGTCGGACTTGAACTTCTTGGCGTAGTCCTTGACGACCTGACGTGCGTCGTCCATCGTGTGCGCCGCATCCTCGTGGCGACCAAGCTTCTCCTGGATGGAAGACTTGGTATAGAGGGTGTGGAACTTGATGGATGACTTCAGTGCAGAAAGCATGGAATCTCCTTAGTTGGGGTCTCACTATAGTCCATGAAACTCGCGCGAAAAAAGAAAAGGACTTCCTTGTCCAGTTCTTTCTAGATCAGCCAGATGATGATGTAGCCGTGGCCGAAATCCTCGATGCGAGGGTTGGGCTTCATGGTACTTCCTTTCATGGTTGTGGTCTCATTAGAGCCCATGAAAAATGCGCGAATTGCAGGGAAAAGAAAGAACCCGTGTGGGTTCGATCTTCAGATTCCTTGTGGGAACCGTGACTACTTGATCAGCTTCTTCTCCAGTTCAACGCGCTTCTCCACGAGCTCCGTGATCTGCTTGTCGAGCTCTTCGATTTCGGTCGAGATGCTCGCGTTGTGGATCGCGGTAGCTGCGGAGAGAGCGCCGTTGCCAATGGAGGAAAGGGCGGACTTGATGGTCATGGTGTTTCCTTTGATAGGGGTCTCATTATAGCCCATGAAATATACGCGAAAAGGAAGAGAAAAACTAAAGCCCGTGTTTGCGGGCCTCAGCTTTATGAGATCTCGGGCGTGCTTTCGAGCAGTTCCAGAAATCCCTCAGTGGTCATCAGAGGAACGTTAGATGCTGGATGGCATGACGGATCGAATGGCACATCGTTGAAGTTGCTGATGGCGGGGATCCACGGATAGACCGACGTGAACAGAATCGTCTCACAGCCGTCTTCGGCGTGATAATCGATGCTGTCACGAAGGTGTTCGATCGTGAAACCGCGCTTGGCGGCAACCTCGATGATGCGCTCGACGTTGTCGTGCGTAAGCATAACGCTCCCAGGAATGGGCTGGGGCATAATGGGTCTCCTTTAGTTTGATAGGGGTCTCATTACAAGCGTTGAAATATGCGCGAAGAAAAACTGAGAACCCTTGTTACAGGGCTCTGCAGTCTTGGCTCTACTCCGCCAGGGTGGTGGCGGCTGCCTTGAGCGTCTCGAGCTCGACGGACAGCTTGACGGTCCGGTAGTTGAAGATGGCGGCGGTCATGTTCATGGCGGGCAATGCGATCATTGTCCCCCAGAACAGGGCGGGGCCGTACTTCCTCAACTTGGACTTCTTGGGCTGCTCGTCGGCAGGTTCGAGAATCTCGTTTTGCAGCATAACTGCTCCTTTGGTAGTAGGGTCTCATTATAGGCGCTGAAATATGCGCGAAGGCAAAAAAAAAGAAGGCGACAGTCCAACGAAAACTGTCTTTAGCAACCTGTCTTATGGTTGCACTCCGGGTGGGGGTTTCTCCCACGCATTCGTGTCTCGGAATAGGGGTTTAGGGCCTATCTTCTCTCTACTATACACTACGAAATACACGCGAAGACAAAAAGGAAAGCCCGCGTTTGCGGGCCTATCCTTAGGCGTAGATCTTGGTGTAACCGGGGACGTGCTTGGTCTCAGCCAGCTTGGCCTGCGAAGCAGCGATCATCTTGTTGTAGCGGTTGCGCTTGCGGCGCTCCGTACGAATCTCGATGTGCTCCTTGGCGGCGAGCTTGAGTGAGTAGAACATTTAGGTCTCCTTGGTTTCAGTGGGGTCTCATTATAGGCGTTGAAATATACGCGAGGGCGACTCAGTATTTGCTTATTATGCGAGTCAGTATCTGCTCTTTTCACCAAAATTCTCCCCCGGGGTTTTTTGGAAAGTGAAAAATGAGAACCAATGTCTGCATGGCCTTCTACATCCCTGGGGATTTGGGTATTACACCACAGGGTAGCTTGGGTGGAGATGCAGAGGGTTCGTCCGGATTGGTTATGTGGGGACGACTCGCATTGGATCTCATTAGAGGGGTTGAAATCTACGCGAAGGCAAAAAAAGAGAAACCGTGTTTTCAGCACGATCTCTCTTTCGTCCCTCTTAGGGCGGGTTGCTACCGGGGCTTCATGACGAACCCAAGCGCTTTCGAGGTGATCACGTTCTCACGCTCGTAGCGGGTCAGCCAGAGGATCCCGAAGATGTTGGCGCCGACGATGAGCACAGTGTCCAGGCTCGGCAGCTTCAGACGCTCTTCGGTCTTCAGCTTGTGCAGCTTGGTGATGCGCTCAACGACGGCGCCGTACTCTTCGGAGTCGGCTTCTAGCCGATCCAGCCTTTCGAGTGCGGAAATGATCTCCTCGTCCAGCTTGGATTCGATGTTGCTCTTGATAAGCATATCTCTCCTTAGGTAGGGGTCTCACTATAGGCGATGTTTCGCCCGCGAACTCCTACCTACTACGGTTGACGACGTTTGCCCGTACGGTGTCGTGAAGGTAGAGGCTTCTTCTTTTCCTTCTTCACCACCTTGAAACGAGCTTCGTCCACCTTCTCGATTTCCTCCGGCTGTCCCTCCAGATTGAGGGAATATGTCTTGCTACCGGATTCGAGTTCTTGCACCTCGATGTCGCCGACTCGCTTGGAGTCGTATTTGGCGGTCGAGATTTGCAACACCACGCCTAGAAACGTGTCCACAGCGATGATCGTGTTGACGACTTCCTGTGCCTTGGGTAGATCCCAGATCCCCGCCAGGGTGAAGTACAGCGTGGCGAAGGCTGGAAGCACGATCATCGCTAGGAACTTGAGGAAATCGTATAGCCTCGGGCTGCTGATTTTCATCGAATAAGACTCACTTTCGGTCTTGATAGTTGATCTCAGATGTTTGGCGGTGGACAGCGAATATTTCTCAGCGCATCCACTGTTCTCTGAGAGTTGGCGATCGACAGCTTGATCACGCCAAGCGGAATTTCCTTGGATCCGTTTGGATGATCGATCAAGTATTCTTGGCTGGTTTGGACTCTTGTTGCCGCTTCATTGCGAAGCGTGCAGAGTCCGTCAGTGTTGTTTCGGGATACGGTGTAGATGTAATAACCAAGGCTAAACAAGCCGAGGTACAACACTACCGTCGCTGTGACGAGGCGTCGAAGCGACCGTCGAAGTGTCTCCGGCGTCGGCACCTCCTCAGATCCGTTCATTTCGAGCCTCCTAATCAGTAACATCGGGATCGCTGGCTCGACGACGAGGGGCGTGCTCCGCTTCCCACTGCAAGCGATTGATCAACTGCCTCGCTGCGTCCAGATCTGTAATCAGTGTCTCGATCCGAGCTCTCTGCTCTTGGATCGTCACCTGAGCTTCGACGGCCTCACGTACCAGTCGTCTATTCTCTGATGCCAGCTCTCCGTTCTTTATCTCGAGCTCGGTCAAACGAAGTTCAAGCTCGTTGACATGATCATCAAGCTCCTTGACACGTGATGTGGACCACTCGCGAATGGAACGAGACTCCGCCCATAGCTCGGTGGCCTCTGAGTCTTTGATTTGACCAGACATCTTCCTCGCTGCCACAATATAAGCGCCCATGGGACCAACAACGGCGGCGAGGATGACGCCAACAACTGGATCCATCACCCGCCTCCTTCCGGTGTCAGTACCGAGATCGTTGGATAGGCTCGCTCACCTTTCTCATCATGAGAACGGATGTACTCAGTGACTCGTGCTTTGGAGATAGTCCCCGTGAAGCTCTTCAGCTCGATGATGTCCCCTAGGTTGTAGTCTCGCCCGTACTGGTAGTCGTTGTTGGGCGAAGTTTGACCATCAACCGCACGAATATAGTTGTGGTTGGCTAGAGCATCTTTGGCATTCTGTGCCAGGAATGCATCAACGTCCGCCGGATCGACCACGGTGTAGGTCCCGTAGCCAAAACGTTCGTCAGCGAAGGGAACCTTGTGTCCAACCGGTTCCTGATCGGGGTCTGTGATCAGCACGCGCCTCGCGAAGCCCTCCGGCTCCGGTAGATCCGGATCGGCCAGATACTTATGGATCTCGCCCTTGTAGAACACGTAGGCGATGTTCTTGTAGTTCGCGATCGAGCGAACTTCCTTGACGTCGGACAGCGAGTCCATGTCGGGCAGCAGACGAACCAGAGGATATGTAGTCTGGTCGCTGGTGCGATCCTTGCCCGTGTAGGTGGTGAACTTGAGCACGTAACCGGCGATCGGATCAGCCGACTCCAGATACAGAGAGAAGCCTATGTTTTCCTTCTCGGCCACGGGCTGGATGGCGTCGTAGAGGGGACCGGTGGTCACCGTGAGCCGCTTGACCGTTCCCGATGTGTCGACGTCTCCTAGCTCCAAATATGGGATCTCTTCCAAGTCCCAATCGAGGTTGGCATCGATCCAATCGCCGGTCATGGCTGTCGTGTTGATGACCATCTTGTTGACGACGTCAGCGATGAACTCGCCGGGCTTACGCGTCTCATCAGTGTAGTCTGCGATGCGGTTGTCAACACTGTCGCTATCCGGGTTCTTGAACCAAGCGTAGCGCTGGTTGAGGAACTCCGGTAGAGCCGAGCCCACCACGGTCATGAGGCCTTTGTCGATGGACTGCGTAGACAGCTCCATAACCTCTCGAGACCCACGGAGAGCTAAGAAGGTACCGTCCGCGAGGCGCTCGATCATCTCGGGCGTGGCCGGAACCACGAGCTGAACGTCTCCCGCGGATGAATATCTTTCCGTCCAGATGGCCGATACATACTGATCGACGACGTCTTTGGCCAAGAAAGTATCGGAGAGCGTGTACAGATCCATTAGAGCCCCCCAAAGCGATTGAAGTAGGCGAGCGTCCAGATGAGATCGGTTTCTGCCCCAACCACGGTGACAACGTTCTCTCCTGGAATGAGCTCGGGCCATACCGAATCGTTGGAGACCTGAGCGAGAAGGTTGGTGATGGCGCCGTCGGCGACCGCCACGTTCGCTGCACGCTTGGAGTTCCTCACGCTGTTCAGCTTGAAGTACTTCAGGGCGTTGATCGTCACCGGGTCGATCGCGAAGATTTGCTCTGTGAGGCCAACGTTCGTGATGGTGAAGGGTCCGGTGTATGCCACGTTCTCGGGCGTTGCCTCAATACGCAACTCGAAGCCGGTTGCCACCGTGCCCAAATATGTGAACCCCGTCTCGACGGTTCCGTCGTCGACCACCCCGGTGATGAGCGAAGCGTCGACATCGACGAAGTCAGGCTTGGGGCAGATCACCGAAACTTGGATCTCCGGATCCTCGCTGAACATGTTGGGCTCGAAGCTCTCGACGTAGCCCTCGATATCGCAAGTAGGCAAGTGATCGCTGAAGAAGCGAAGCTTGCACCACTGCTCCGGCATCAAATATGCGTAGAGAAGCTGTCGCAAGCTTGACATCGTCTGATCGACCCAGTCCGGATTGAGCCCGAGGGTGAGAACGATGTTGCGCTTGGGAGTCGAAGACCCCTGATACAGTTCGCCACGACCTGAGGCAAATGCTGTGGTAAGTACGTCGGCCTTGACCGGTCCGAGACCGTCGATGTTGCGGATCTGAATCGGGTCGTCGGAGGGCATGAAGCCGCTCAAGCTGAGAACCGGCGCAGACGGCAGCATGCTGAAGAGCTCCAGCTTTTGAATCACGCTTCATGCCTCCTTTCTTGAAATATGGCTCAGTCGGAGGCCGATTTGGCCTGCTTGGCGAGGATCGCTTCGGCGATAAGGCCCTCGAGACCTGTACGCGTGGGATAAGGCTTGCGAAGATGCGCGGGTTTTCCGCGGTTGTACTCCGTGATCCATGCGTGAGGACCCTTGGTCGGACCCTCGTACCGCGGCGGTAGAGTGGACGTGGTCATAGATCTCCTTGCTTGAAATATGGCTCAGTCGAGCCCCGCGGGAGCAGGATGAATACCCCCGCGGAGCCCGGCCGTAAGCCGCTTGTCTACGCGCTCTGCAGACCAATGAGACCCAGGTTTCGCTTGATTTGCGATAGCTGGTTGTTGGTCTGTCTGTAGATCTCCGTCTCCGATAGAGATTCTGGCGAGTAGTTGTTTTGCTCGAACTTGAACGACGGCGCGGCCTGAGCGGCAGCGGCTGCTTCTTCCATGGTCACTGAGGTTTCCGTGGAGATAGCCGAAGCCTGGCCGTATGAAGCGGCCGCCGTAATCGGGACGACGTTGGTGAGGTCCCGCAGCTTGCTGGCGTCATTCGCAACCTTGGACAGATCCAGAACCGGCGTGATCGTAAGATCCGTGTCGATTTCAGAACCCACCAGATCCGAAATATTTGCCAAGCTGTTTGTCAGAGCCTTAGCGGCGTCATCTCCGACTTCAGCCGCCGCATTGGCAACCGTCGACGAAGAAGCCCTGAGCCCTTGGGCCAGCCCTTGAGTAGCGAACCTGCCCACCTCCGCGAATATCTTCGAAGGTGAACGGATTCCGAGGTCGCTCTTGATGCGATTGACAATGGTGTCGGCAAGATCTGTCATGGCCTTTTCGAGATCACCCTTCTTCTGGGCGAGACCATCGACGAGACCCTGAGCTGCATCGACTCCCGCCTGGTACAGGTTGTATGCAGCCTGTTTGGCGAGATCCGTGGACTCAGCAATGAGCTGAGCATCCATCTTGTTCAGATCATCAATACCCGACTTACCAGTCGCTAGCAACTGGCTTGCGAAATCCTGACCCGCCAGACCTTGTGCGAGGAGCTTCTTGTACGTCGTGTCATCCAAACCGAGCTCCCGAAGCTTCTGAAGCGTGGCCTGATACTGCTTGGTGGCCGCGATTTGTTCCTCAAGTGCCTTCTTGTAGTTGGCAACTTGATCGATTCTACTCCGCTTTTCTGCTTCCTCTCGATCCTTTCGAATCTTGTCTTGACGTTCCTGCTCAGTGAGATCCGCATTCGACAACGCATCGGACAAGAGAGCACCCATATCGGGTCCAGTCGCGTACTGATCCGCGTAGGACCTGAGTGCGTCATCTCGAGTCCGTGTGGCATCCTCGAGCGCCGTCTTGGCGGCGTCCAGCTTGGTAGAGATATCCTCATAGTTCTTGGAAAGACCGATGAGTTGTCTCTTCTCGTCCTGGAGTCCCTTGGTCAGATCGGCGTTGGCCCCTCTGAGAGCCCCTAGGACACCCTTGTACTTGTTGACCGCTCTCTCGGAAGCGTTGATCGCGTTGTTGATGTCATTCAGCTCACCAACTGCGGTCTTGATCGCCTCCGTGTCCGGCTTCTTCGCTGTGCGGAGCTTCTGGATCTCAGCGAGCTTGTCGGCGTGCTGCTGTTGGAGGTCCCTGATCTTGGCGTTCTCATCACTGATAGCCTGTCGCTGGTTCTCCATCTCGGTCCGGATCTTGTCCTTCAGAGACTGGAATGAGTTACGAATATCCGTGGCCGACCCGTCAAGGCCATCCTTGAATCCGCGACCCACTTCCTGACCAATCTCCTTCAGAACCTTAGACGGAGATTGGATCTGGAACACGTCCTTGAACTTATTGATAAGGCCGTTGCCGATATTTCCGGCGCTGTCCATGACCGACTTGTGGTTCCCGTCAAGCCCAGCACTCAGACCCAGCATGCTGAATTTGCCGATCTCGGCGAACACGGTTGACGGAGAATGGATCCCCAAGAGCTTCTTAGCTGCCCCCGGGAGTCCACTGATGATGCCCTTGACCCCGTCGATTGCCTTATGTCCGAGCTGTTTGAAACCATCGACCATTCCGTCGATGATTGCGGATGCCAGATTGATTCCGGCCGCGTTTAGCTCATGGCTATTCTCACGAATCGCTGCAGCAGTACCGTTGATCAGCTTGATGACCGCCTTGTATCCGGCGTCCACCAAATCCGGCACCGCCTGAGCGATACCGAATACGAACTTCTTGATGACCCGGACACCGGCCGTGATGATCCCGCCAAGGGTATTTCCGATACCCACGATGACCGAGAAGATCAACTTGGCCCCCGCCTTGACGAAATCGGGAACGTGCTTGGTGATCTCGGTCAAGAACGTGACGATCAACGCAGCGCCCTTGGTGATCACTGCTGGCAGATGCGCTGTGACGCCTTCGAGGAATTTCCCGACCACCCGTGCCGCCGAAGCAAGTACAGTAGGTAGTGCAGTGGCAATGCCGCCCAGAAGCGAACCCAGGACTCTGGCACCAGACTGTACGAGACGCGGCACTTGTGTCGCAAACGCGTCGAGGAATTTGGTGATGATCTCCCCGACCTTGGTCGTAATCGACCCGATGTTGTTCTCGATCCCCGTCAACAACTGCTGAAGTAGATGCCAACCAGCAGTGATCAAAGGACCCGCGTTTACGGCCAGGACGTTCAAGATTGCCGTGATCAGTGCACTGACTGCCACCGCCACCTTGGGCGCCTGCTCGATGATGAACGCAATGATCGTGTCGAGGATGACGCCAAGTGCCAGCACCACCTTGGGTGCCACCTTGGCAATTTCGTCGGCGATTGACACCAACCCCTTGACGAAGTTGATGACCATCGAGGGAATCAATGCGATGAACGCCGTGATTGAAGCGACCAGGACGCCGATACCCTTGGCGCCATTTTCACCCAGAAGCGAAAGCCCCTTGGCAGCGATGAATATGGCGCTACCGATGAGTACCAGACCAACGCCGAGGATGGCCAGTGCACCACCCAGCGCAAGAAGCGCCGGAGCAGCAACCAGACCCACCACAGCGATGACACCCATCGACAAGGCCATGGCGGCCAGTCCTTTGAGGATGACGCTCCAAGGCAGAACACCCATGAATGCCAGCGTTGGAGCCAGCACAGCCAATCCTGCAGCTGCTGCCAACAAGGCGGCTGAACCCGCAAGCGTCCCGCTCATGAAGACCAGACCGGCACCGAGCACGAGCAGCGCGCCACCGATACCGATGATGCCCTTGACCAGCTTGCCGATACCCATCGAACCGAATACGGCGATCGCTCCCGCGAGAGCAGTCAGACCGATACCCAGCAAGATGAGCCCAGCTGCTTGGAGACCAATGGTCGGCGGGATGGCAAGCGTGGCAACGCCCAGAGCAGCCACGGCAAGTGCTGCACCGAGAATGCCCTTGGCCAAATCGCCCAACTTCATGCTGCCGAAGGCGGAAATTGCTCCTGCGAGCAACGTCATGCCGATGGCGGCGGCGATGAGGCCGGGACCAACGACAAGGATGCTTGGGCCGATGAAGGCCAAACCGACACCCATCGCCGTCAACGCTCCAGCAATGCCGAGCAAACCCTTGGCCAGCTCTTCCCACTTCAAAGAGGCAAATATCTTCGTCGCCACAGCGATCAAATTCAAAGCCACGCCCATCAAGATCAAACCAGCGGCGATCGGAACGATCCGAACGGCAGGCATGAGCTTCAGTCCGCCAGCAATTACCGCCAAAGCGCCGCCAACTCCGGCCAACCCCTTGGCAAGTTCCTCCCACGACATCGTGGAGAAGATCTTCACTGCCGCAGCCAGAACGACCAGCGCACCGGCGAGGATGAACATTCCCGTGGCGATGACTGGCAGGGTGAGGATCGCGCCCTTACCTGCAGCCATGAGCTTCAGAGCTGCACCCAGTTCACCCAAGCCAACCGCGACTGCGGTCATGGCCGTGGCCATCTTCTTGGGATCGATGGTCGAAAGGAGCTTTACACCCAGTGCCAGCGCGACGACAGACGCCGCGATCGTGAAGATCGTGGTCGCCTGAACCTGCTTCTGCATCGCTGTCAGATTGCCGGTCAGAGCTTGAAGCGATTTGGACAGGTTCGTCAGCGCGCCGCCCGTGATATCGAAGGACTTGCCTCCGGTGACGGCTTTCTTGAGGGTCAGGAATATGCCGCCCAAGAACGTCGTCTGGAAGGCGAGCAGAACCTTGTCGAAGTTGGCGTTCTTGATACCGTCGGCGATGCTGGTTCCGAGGTTGCTGAACACGCCGCTGATCTGATCAAGCCATGGACTGGCCATCTGCTTGAACTGTGCGAACACGTCAGAGAATTTCTTCCAAGCTTCCTTGACCGCAGTGATGCCTCGTTCAACCGGTGAGAGCACCTTTCCGAACTCTTTGAGATCCTGAATATGTTGCTTCGCCCCACCGACGTCGCTTGAAGAGAACAGGCTGCTGAGTCCAGCCGCCAGACCCCTGATGAGCTCGAGCGGAACCCTGAGGATGTTCTCGAGTCCCTTGAAGAACCCTCCGAGAGCGTTGCCCTTGGAAATAGCCTTATCCAACCCCACAAGGAAATCGCCGATACCACCGGTGAAGTTCAGGAACCCTCCGGCGCCCTTCCCGGCGATTCCCAGAAGATCGAAGAGGACCTTGCCCACGTCCTTGATGATGGTCCAACCGATGTGCAGGATGGCGAAGAAGCCCGCGAACGTGCGCTTCAAGTTGTTCGCGGTTTCAGATCCTATTTTGAGGTCGTCCATCAAGTTCTTGAACCGTACGGTGAACTCGTACAGGTCCTTGCCCGTCTTGGCCGGAAAGACTTCTCGGAAGGCATCCTTGATCGGCTTGAGCACCGACATCAAAGCTTCAAAGGCAGCCTTGATACCCTTGATCAGCTCGGTACGGCCGCCGAGCTCTTTCCAATCGCCCAGAACCTTGTTACGAGCCTTGGCATTGGTGTTGATGAAGTTGTTGATCGTGTTCGACAGCTCGGTGAACGTCTTCTTCGACTCGCCAAAGTCGCCGAAAATGGTCTGGAAAGTCTTGGCCCAACCTGAGCCGATGGTCTCCCGAGCCACATCGAAGACCTGCGGCAATGTCTTGACCTGAGTAGCCGCAGCCTGGGCGGTCTTGGCCTGCGCCTGAATGGCCTTGATCTGCGAGGCGTTGAACCCCTGCGCGGCCAGATCGGCATCCTTGAGGTCACCGGTGAACTGCCCCAAGGTCTTGGTCAGAACATCTGACGTCAGCCATGACTTCTGACCCGGCTTGGCCGAGATTGACTCACGGAACGACTCTCCGTTGATCGTGGCTTTGCCCGTGGCCTTGTCGATCTTGATCGCGCCCTTCTCGATCGTACCCATGTTTCCGGCGGTACGAATGAGCGCCTTCTGGAAGACGGCGCCACCCATACCGGCGTTGACGACCGAGTTCCAGTCCTGCAGACCGACCTTGCCTGCGGCAATAGCCTGAGACAGCTGGTACATCGCCGTCGAGGCCTGCTGCGAGTTGGAACCCGAAAGAGCAGCCAGGTTGGCGATGCCCTTGATCGAGTCCGTGGCGGGCTTCAGATGCACACCGGCGGCCGTGAAGGTACCGATGTTCTTCGCCATCTCGGAGAAGTTGTAGATCGTCTTGTCCGAGTAGGTGTTCAGCTCACTCAGGGCCGCGTTGACGGTCTTGAGGTTGCCACCAGAGTCCTGGGTATTGGCCAGAATCGTCTGGATCGAGCCCAGGTTTGTCGCATACTCCTGGAAGCCCTGCTTGATCGGTCCGAACGCGAACGACTTACCGAAGTTGGCTCCAGCCATGGCAGCCTTGGACGTGATGTTGCCCAAAGCGACCGCGGCGGCACCTTCGAGAACGCTGAATCGGTTGGAGACGTTGTCCAGCGCGCGCGAAATACCGTTCAGATCGACCCGATCTGCGGCCTTCTCGATATCGGTGAAGGTGGTGCCAGCACTGAGCTGACCCATCCTGCTCTGCAGATGATCGACAGCCTTGTTGGGCTGCTCGAGGGTGACCTTGTTCCCGGACTTCTCGATGTCCTCGATCGGCTTGGAATCCACACCGCGGCTGAACTTGGCCCGCAGCTTGTCCATCGCCGACAGCGGAGCTTCGAGGGTGACCTTGTTTGCCGACTTCTCGATGTTTTCCAGGCCGTTTACTGCTCCGACCTTCGCGATCGAAGCGTTCAGCTTGCTCAGCGTGTTCATCGTCTGTGCGACACGCTGCTCGAACACGGCGTTCTCGAAGCTCATAGCAACTACGCGTTCGTCGATACTGGGCATTACTTGGTCACCTCCTTCCACATGTCGGCTGCGATCTGGTCAAATATGGGCTGCATGGCAGGGTTGATGTAATCGCGCCCTTGGACGAAGCCACCGTTACCGGTAGCATGCCCGTACTGAAGCAATACGGCGATCGGATTGGTCCCTGGCTCTTCCGTATGAGAGTTGAGCCAGTGGATGGAGAAATATCCCGGCTTGTCGACGATCTCGAAGTACCACGAGTCCGCCGTTTCGCCACTCTCTACCGGTGTAGCCGCGCGGAGAGCCGCGACGCCAATCGAACCATACTTGGACAACCGTGTCAAATATGTCCTCTGCTTCACTCGCTGACCGAAGGCTTCCATGTTTCGGAAGGAGCCTCGATTAGTTACCCTGATCAAGACTCCTCCTTTCTATGCGACCTTGGTTAGACGAAGAATAACCACGCCTTCGGGATGGGCGTTCGGGCCTCGTCCACCGTACTGAGATGCTGGCGTGGGTTTGCCTCCGCCGCCACCTCCGGGAACGATTGCGTGCCCGTTCAATGAGGAGCGAATCTCTCCCGGACCATACCGAGACGTATCGCCAAAGTTGAACGTGCCCTTACCGCCCGATGTAGCGATTTGAAGCTCTTCGGTAAGGCCAGAGGAATCGCTCTCATGACGGAGATAGGTTCCACCCCGTCCTCCGCCACCACCTTCACCGATGGTTCCATCCCAGGTTCCATCTTCGGCGTTGGTTTTTGGCCCAGGAGGGGTTGGCGCTCCTGGAGACCCAACGGCGCCAATTACGGCTATGGCTCCATCAGCTCCGCCACCCGCTATGGTTCGGCCGCCTTTGCCACCTTGGCCACCGTTGCCGCCTGGAGCAATTTCTTGGTAGCCGAAGAAAATATCGTGGTAACTGTTCTCTGCGTTGGCCAAAGATGCTGCGCCACCCTTACCACCCGATGCTCGGCAGAGAGTTCCAGAAAACGACGAAGCTCCACCGTCGGTACCCGCATCTCCAGGATCGATCGTGCCGTGACCGTCAGATCCACCAAAGGCACCATGAGAAGGCACGCCGTCGGCACCATTGACTCCTGCAGCCCCTACGACAACGGCGCACTCTGATGGGAGATCGAGAAGCAGACCAGAGACAAGATGTAGTCCACCGCCACCCCCTGCACCTCCATATGAGAACACGCCATAAATATCGTGTATCCCACCGGAGTTGAAATTGCTCAGTCCACCTCGACCGCCAGAACCACCAATGCAAAGCGCCTCGTAGTTGGTGTATCCGAAAGCGATGTAATCTGCCGGGACGAACGGAACGTCATCGGGTAGATTGAGAGTTAGTGGCGTACCGAACTCGCTCAGATCGGGCAACGCTTCAAGCGGTATCGCTTCTCCTTCACCACCCAGATATACCCTCATGGCGTCTCCGTCAGAGCCAGGAGATCGACCAGATCGGGCAGGCTCGGATCATCGGTGGACGTCCCGTAGAGCAAACCTTCAAGGGTCTCGAGCAAGACGGAATCAATCGTCCTTGTGTGCAGGGAAATATGGGCTGTTGGCCGAATCCCGAACATCTGGGAAGGCGTGCCGCTGAGGCTGAACTCGAACAACGCCGCGTTCGGGGAGTTCGAGAGAGAATTGAGGGCCGCAGAGGTCGGGACGGCTAAGACGTTGTAGACCACATGGATCTTGTGGTTCTCGTTCCCGAGATCGTCATTCTCCTGGGTGCGATAGGAGAGACTGAATGTTCGAGCTCGCTGATCGTGAATGAACACGCCGGGATTGAACTCCTGGGTACCGAGAAGTTCATCTAGCTCGTCAGGATATGTGAAAGCTCCGAGCTTGGCCGAGTACGAGCCCGGCACATGTCGATCGAGGAACTTGACCCCGTCGAGGAAATACGACTTTACTTCTCGCTCGGTGTTCTCGGTGATCGAGACAAGCCCGTTCCAGGGCACGGCATTTCCGTCGGGAAGATATAGGACGCCGCGATCGATGCCCGTTTCGTAACGGCGATCTCCTACTTGATCCCAGGCGAGTGTGGTCATGCGGCCTCCTTTCCTAAGTTGTTTGAGAGGTCTTGGCTGGTTCCGGACACCCTTACACTCAGCCGCAACCTCATTTACTACTCGTCCTTCTTGATCGGGATCAACTGAATCTCGAGCGACTGCCCGAGCGTTAGCTGATCCAGTGCCTGGGTCTTCTCAGGATCGATTGAAATACGGAAGACTCCGCTAGGAGAAGCAGCCTTCCAATCCTCGTTCTTGCCCTGGCTGTAGTCAGGAGTCATCTCGACCTCCTGTGCCCACGGCTGATCAGGATTTCCGAGAGGAGTGATCCTGCTCACGACGAATCGTGCTGTGACCAAACATATCACCTCCTTTCTGTTACTTGGGGCGATAGATGGTCCTGAAGTCGCTGGACAGATTCGGATCGAGAAACACGGTCCAAGGCATGAGGAAATACCCGTCAAGACCCCAATCAAGATCCCACGAGTTTCGACACAGCCCGTAATGCGGCTCACTCTTGAGGTAGCCGACCAACAGCACCTCGTGGCCGCCGAGTACTCGCTCCTGCGTCGTATCGGGATGCGGCACGATGCCGGTGTTGGCGACCTCCTGCGACTCGAACGACTCGAAGACGCTGAACCCGAAGGCGATTGTCTGCTTGTTGCTCAGCACTCGCTTGATGCTTGTGAGACTGCGCGGAACCGCCTTGTAGGGGCGTTCGATCTTCTTCCGCGCGCTCCACTCGATGCTTGCGTGCGGATCTCTTGACCACTCGTGGAAGCGATCGCTGTAGGGCCAGTGGGATTCGGGAACGATGCCGAACCGACGACTCACCCGGAAGCCGTCACGTCCGTAGGCACCGGTATCCTGCGTCAGGGAGCTACCCTCGATCAAGCGCTCCAGCGCGTAAATCCAGAGACGTGACGGGAACGTCGGTTCCTCGCCGGAAACGATACGATCGGCGTCGATCGCCGCGGCCACGGCGTTCGCCGTGCATGAGCCCAGTCGCAGCTGGTTGTACACCGCGGTCATGTACTCCTGACGCGGATCCACCTCGGCGAAAATGGGAAGCTCGGAGGTGTCGGCGATGATGTCTCGAGGGTCCGGGAGCGAAGGCTTCCAACCGTAGCCCTGAATCTTGTGCGGGGTGATCACTTCGGTCAAGGGTTTTTATCCTTTCGTTCCAAGCTGCGCTTTACGCTGCTCGTTGAGTTCACGATTGCGTCGGGCAACTTCGGCTCGGCTCATCTTCTTCGGCTTAGCCTGTTTGACGTTGCAGATCCGAATAAGCGTGAAGAGACGATTGAGATGCCACGTTTCACACTCAAACGGAATAGAGAACACCGTCATCCAATAGTAGATCAGCTCCGCGGTGATGATTTCACGCGATTTGGGAGTTCCTGGTTGCTCTGAAAACCATGTCGCAGTCATCTTGCGATCGATGTACTCGTTGATCTCCTGAACGTTCTCTTGAGAAAGTTGGTGGAGAATTTCCTCCGGGGGATTTGGAGTCAAAAGCATGCACTCAACGTACGACAGAACTTCTTCCGAACTTTTGTCGTTTGAACCAAGAAAGGCCTTTTCGTGAATTGCCTCCCATTTTGAAAGTGAAACCAAAGAATGCTCCAGCTGGAGCTCTACACCGCCTTGAGTCTTGAACGTTCCGGACTCTTCGTCATAGACGCCGGTGGCTCCGACTGTGATTGTGAGCATTCTCTGGTTTCCTTTCAATTTTCGATGCACGCGGTAGCCCGGTTACGATGCCTCCCACAGACTGACGAGCGGCCCCGGAGAGTTAGAGGACCTGGTGCTCAGCTGTTCCCCGCGACCCTTACCTGGGAGTCTCGACCGCGTACAGCAGGACGACTTACGGCGTCCGCTGGAACGTCCACTCGTCGTCGCCGACGAGGTTGTAGCCCGGCTGCGCGTGGGCCGTCACCTCGATGGTGGCACCCGCGGCGATCGCGGGCTGAGCGCCCGGGGCCTTGTTGACGCCGTTGACCTTCCACTGCACGCCCGTGACGGCAGGCAGGGTGGCCACGCCCGTGGCCTCGACGAACGTCGGGTTGTTGGCCGCCGTACGGAGGTTGACATCCGTCATGCCGCTCGTGAACAGCGTGACCACCTCGGCCGGGCTGGGCAGGCGCGGGTCATCCCCGACCGTGCCGTAGAGGATGTCCTCGAGATCGGAGAGATCGGAGGCATCCACCTGGGTGCTGTCGATGACGATCTGGGCCGTCGGCTTGTAACCGGCAACCGCGATCGGGTAGGTGGTCAGGTCCCACGAGAACGAGATCGCCTCGGGGGAGTCGTTGATGGTGGTGTACGCCTTCTCCGACGGCGCCGCGAGGGCGCCGTAGACGAGGTGGAGCTTGTAGCCGTGATCCGCGCCGTCCAGGTCGTTGCCGAGCTTGGTGCGGTAGGCGAGCCCGAACTGCTTGCGCGCCTGCTGGCCGAGCTTGACGCCGGGAGCGGGCTCCACCGTACCGTCGCACTGCCCGAACGCATCCGGGTAGGTGAAGGCCTCGATGGTGGCACCGAACTCCTCGGTGGACATGAGCGTCAGGTACTTGATGTTGTCCGCGTACTGCGGGTTGGCTTCGGCGCCCGAAGGCGACTCGGTGACGGTCGTCAGACCGTTCCATGCGTGACCCTCGACGAACTCACCGGTCTCGTCGGGGATGTAGAGGACACCGCGATCGACGCCGCTCTCGAAGAGCCGCTCGCCGCTCTGGTCCCATGCCAGTGCTGTCATGTTGCTGATGGTCCTTTCAGAAGAAGAGGGTGAAGACGTAGTGATTGAGATTCTCTGCCGCGAAATATCGATCGAACGAACAGAACGGCAGTTCAATCACTTGATCCGGTAGTTCGCTGTCGGGATTACGGTCAATAACCGTTACCTGATACCGTTTGGTGTGCTTGTAGAGCTTATTACCAGCGTGCTCCAACTTGCTGTCATCTCTGACATACCGAATGCAGGGGTACTGCATCTGAATGTTGACTGGAGGCTGGAAATATACGTGCTCAGTAATCTCCTCAAGGAGACTCTGGAGCTGGAGCCGTGAGCCCATTGTACACCTCCCCTAGACGTAGGAGAAGACGGGGAGCCTGAACTTCTACTTCTAAAACAGTCCAGTGCACCCCCGCCCACTCAACGTAGCGGATGGCGAAGAAATGCTCACGTGCGTAAGCATCGGCCACAATGCTGATCGAATTTCCGAGGGATAGGAGAGGATTTACCTGCTCCCCTTCACGGAGGGACCTACTATTGCGAACAACGTCGCCGTAGTAGATCCGCTCCGTGATAGTTTCCTCGTGCACACCCGGTGCGGTTTCGACGGTCTGCGCGTACCCGATCTTGCCGTGAAATTTCGCCATCGGGTATCAGGCGATAGCCGACTACGCGGTCGACACCCCGCGGAAGGTCCACTCGTCCTCGACGTTGTTGCCGAAGAAGTAGCCCGAGTTGGCCACCGCGTAGATGGTGAGGTCGACGCCCTCGGCCACCAGGTACGGCGACCCGGCCGCGGTGACCGCGGCGTTGTTGTCGGAGCGACGGTAGGTCACGCCGGTGGTGTCGGTGATGGTGATCTGCGAGGTGTCCGGGTCGAACGTCGGCTCGGCCGGGACGGCCCTGGCGGCGCCCGCCGCGGCCTGGACCAGCACCAGTGCCGACCGGATCTTGGTGAGGGCGCCGGACGAGCGCGACTCGATCAGGTACTTGTACTGGTTGTAGTCGATGTCGAAGTCGTCGAAGAACGAGACCTCGCCACCGCGGTCCGCACCGACGGTGTAGTCCTGCAGGTTGACGACGATTCCGATCAGGTCGGGCTCGTCCTCCATCGACTCGACGGTGACGACCTTGTCGACGCCGAGCTCCGCCGCGAGCTCCGTGGCGGTGCGGTAGAAGCGGCGGCCCATGTCGTCGCGGGCCAGCAGCATCTGCGTCACGACCGGGAGGGTCGTGTAGAGCGTCGGCAGACCCGAGCCCTTGTAGAACCGCATGTTCGCGAGGATCTCGTCCACGAGGTTCGTGCTCTTGAGGTCCCCGTCGACGTCGATCGTGATCTTCGCCGCGTAGAGGTCGTCGTCGTTGAGGATCGAGCGGATGCCCGCCCCGTCCGTGGCGCCCTTCGGGTCGCGGATCTTGTCCTCGTCGTCGACGTCGCGACCGTCCCCGATGAGGATGGCGCGTGCGATCTCCTCGTCGAGCATCAGGCGCATCTCGGCCTTCAGCCACAGCACGACGTCGAAGTCCGTGATGTCGATGATGTCGTCACGGTCCAGCTTCTGCTTCTTGTAGACCGTGCTGGGCGTCGTGACGCGCTTGGTGAGCCCGAAGAACTCCTCCTTCTTCAGCGTGCCCTTGATGTAGCCCTTGGCCCGCGCCTCGGCGTGGGTGATGTCGGCGACGATCGACTTGATCCGCGAGAACGGGCTCTTGCGGACCTGGGCGAGGACCTCGGAGACCCACTCGCTGCGTCGCTTGTCGAACTCCGGGGTGTCGGTGATGTTGCGGGCGTCCGGGAAGAGGACGTCGATGTTCTCGATGCCGTGCTTGAAGGCGTAGTCCTCGACCGCCTCCTTCAGGGAGCCGCGCTTGACCGCGTCCGACGCGATGCTCTGCATGGCGTCATGCGACAGCGTGTGTCGGGGCTCCCCGCCCTTCTCCTTGTCCTGCTCGAACACGTTCCGTCCGCTCATCTCGTCTTCGTCCTTTGCCTCGTGGGTGACGACCTCCTCCGAAGCGGAGGTGCTGGTCGGGGTTTCGGTGGTGTCGCTGCTGGGCGTTGCGTTGCTCTCCAGTGCGGCACCGACCATGTAGTGAACGACCTCTTGCTGCTCGGCCGTCATCGAGTCGTAGACGTCCTGAACCGTCGGCTCGCCGTCCTCGACCTGCTGCTCCTGCGTCGCCTCGGCGTGGGCCACCTCCGTCGATTCCTCGACGCCGTGCTCCAGCTCGAGACCGGTGTAGATGATCGCCTCATCCACGTGAACTTCGATGTCACCATCGGAGTGAGTGATCGCGATGTTGTCGATCAGGGCCCCGGGGTTGGCACCCGCCAGGACCAGCGACATCTCGCGGATGATGCCGTGCGAGACCTGCTTGGCCCTCTCGACGAGACCGTTGGCGAAGATCGAAAGCGCGGAGATGTCCCCATGCTCGACCAGCACCTTTGCGTTCTGCGCCTGAGCGGTCTCGTTGAAGAAACCGAAAGCGTAGACGCCCTCCTTGCCGCGGTGTTCCAGGATCGCGTGTCCCAGGACGTTCTCGGGCGAACCGTGGCCGTGTTGCCAGACCATCGGCACGCGCTGCTCGTCCTGGTGCTCGAACGCGTCCGGAAGGATCGTTCGTCCGTCGGAGCACCGAAGCCCGTACTTCGTGGCCCAGCCACTGAAGTCAGGGGTCACGGTGTCGTCCGAATGCATCAAGCTGTTCTCCGGCGAAGAGTCACCGAAGTCCAGTCGGGATTCTGCTCCCATTTTGACTGTTCCTTTCGTCTTTTGGAATCTTCGGCGCTCTTAGAGCGCGGCTAGCTTTTGTTTGGCGACTGCGATCTGCCCCTTCACCTTTGTGGCCAGCGCCTTGAGATCGGAAACCGAATGCTTCGAACCCGAGCCCGCCTTCTTGGAAGAGCCACCAGACTGGCTGGTATCTTTCGCCTTAGTTTTCAGTGATTGCTTGTGCTTGTCGCGAAATTTCTTGTTGTCGCGAGCAGCTTTGGCCTTTTCGGCAGCAGACTTTGGCTTGTCCTTCTCCTTGGCCGCACGTTCCTTCTTGGCCTTGCCTTTTCGATCTTCGGACTTGGCCGCATGCTCCTTCTTGCGAATGAGCTCCTCGAGCTGCTGAAGCTTCTTCGACAAGCTTTGAATTCGAGCAGTAAGCTCTTTACGCTGCCGAGCCTTGGTCGAGGATCCTGGAGTATGAGTCCGCCCCTTGGTCGATGACGCCGGGGGTCGAACAACGTGCGTGTGCGAGTTTGGAGTAGGTGGAGCCGATTCTCTCTGTCGTCCCTTGAGATGCTTGTGCTTCTCGTAGTACTGATGAGCCTTGACCGGGTCGTAGCCCGCCAGAATGTGCTGAAGTTCGAATTCGGTAGGTGTCTTCATTAGCCACCCGCCAATGCCGCATTGACTTCAGCTTCCGTCGAAGCAAGATCGTTGATCGTTGCATCTACTGATGGATCGGGCGGTTGATCTACCGGAGCCGTTGGAGCGTTTGGATCAGGTGCATTCGGGTCGACTCCCGTATCGCCTTGAGGCATGTTGGAGTTGATCAATGCATCTGCCTTGGGCTCCGAACGAGGCTTCATACCGATAGCCTGTCGAATCTCGTTGGACGAGGTGATCTCGTTACGAGCGAACTTGTCGGCGATATCGGCGATACCGCCTTCGCCACCGATCGGAACGAACTTGAACGGGTCCCGGAAATACATGATCGTCTGACGCTGTGAACGAGCGGTCTTGGTCAAGAAGGTACGACGCATCGCCTCGACGATGGCGTCAAGCATTGGCTCGACTGTGCGAGCGTAGTAATTCTTCATGACCTTCTCATCGGCCGTGCCGTTCATGACTTCTGCGGTCAGACCGAGCTGAGACCACAGCATGTTGGTGAGGTACTCGACCTGCCCCATCAGGTTGTTCTCAGCCGGACGGTTCAGCTGAGTGACCTTCTCCGTCGCTTCGGTATAAGCAATGCCGTACTGGCTGCCCTTGAGCTGGAATTCGATGTCCCTGCGTCGCTGTTCCGCCTGCTGACGCTTGGTCTCCGACTTGATCACGTACGGAAGCTGGATGATGAGATCGAGCTTGCCCGATGCAGACTGCTCATCGACCGAATCCAGAAGATTCAGCTTTCGGATCAGTCTTTGCAACGTCGAGTTCGGCTCGTTCATTACCGAATATAGGGGATTCTCAATGATGGCGACCGTCGTCTTCGGTAGCGTGATGTCCTCACGTCTGCCAAACGCCTCGTTGTACAACGAAACGGTGACGTGTTTTGGATACCACATAACAACCCGACCCACCCGCAAGGTCTTGATGTCATAGCCACCGGATTCCAGAGGGCTGAGACTCGTGTCCACCGGGACAACTGCTGCCACACCTTCGTCCATGAGAGTCATTACAACATCTTGACGAAACTGCGTCGCCGCTTGATCGATGTTTGCTTCCACCTTCAAGCAGTTTTGGAGACCGCTGTCGATGTCCTCCAAATATCGATCCTGATCGTCCGCTCGAACGTGCCGAACGGCGATCGCAGCAACATCGATCCCGATTCTGGTGTAGATCGAGGAGATGATCGATCGCTCGTTTGAAAATCGCATCGTAGGACGATCGCTTCGACGCATCGCTGCGAGCCCGCCATCACCCGTATATGGGCGTTGCCGAAGATCGTCGACTTCACGACTTGTGAACGCATTCCAAGCGTGCTTCAGCCTGGATCCAAACGTGGCCATGAATCACCTCCTTTCTGGTTTCGATCATTAGATCACCGGTAGTTTGTCGAGATCGACGATGATGTGACGAAGAACGCGCTGTCGGTTCGCATTACCGCCAGAACCCGTCGAAATACGAATTCGATCTGCACGACCGGTTCGATTCGCCTCAGTGTTGAAGGCGCCATCGCCTGCCAGGCTGAAGTTAGTCTGCGCATTTTGGATCATGTTGGCGGCAAAGAACTTGAACAACGGATGCTGAGTGCTCCAGAACGCCGATACCTGATCTCCGTAGACCATTCCCACGATCCATCCGCGCGCGCCCGTGGGATAAGTCGCTGCAGTGTTCGCCCGAAGGCTGTCTGCAGCACCAGGTGCGGTTGTATAAATATGGATGTTGGTTCCGTGAGACTGAACCCTGATGAATCGGTCGGACTGCTGACGGAAGTCGAACGAGAACACCGGAGTCCCGCCCGTGTTGTTCTGCCACTCCACTTCGATTGCCACGAGAACATCCCGGAAATTTCCGTCGTGACCATCGTTGCGGTGATAGAACGAACCAGAGCTCAGGTTCGGAACGTAGATGTAATGGCGCACATCTCCGTCGCCATCTGTTATGTTTCCATCAGTGAGGACATCGCTGCCCCCCGCCGCGTCGAGCGTATACAGTCCAGAGTGATCGACCGCGAACTGCTCGTCCAGATAAATATAGGCAGCGACGCTACCTGACGACGAAGGGGTGAGCCACTTCAGATCACGATCCGCGCCAGAATTCTTGGCGAGAACTTGATCCGTAGTACCCCCAACAGGAACGTCGCGTGGAGTCTGATCGACCCAACCCGTGTCGTAGTCTGTGGCACTCGCCTTGGCCAAGACTTTGCCCGTTGCACCACCCGCTGGAACGGTGCCTCCAGATGCGGGGGAAACCCAGGTCACATCTCGATCGGCTGCACTGGCTTTGGCCAGAAGATAGCCGGTTGCGCCACCGACTGGGAGATCACGAGGAACAGCACTCCAAGCCACGTCTCGATCTGCTCCGCTGGCCTTGACCAGCATGTAGCCCGTAGCGCCGCCAAGCGGTAGATCATGAGGCACTGCGACCCAGGCTACGTCCCGATCAGCACCACTGGCTTTACCCAGAAGATAACCCGAAATGCCACCAACCGGAAGATCGTGTGGAGGAGCGGTCCAGCCCGCATCGCCATCGGCTCCGCTGGCCTTGGTCAAATATGTGCCCGTAGCTCCGCCTGCCGGAAGCGAGATGCCGCCACTGAGTTCAGTCCATGCGCTCGAATCGAACGCGGTGGGTGATGGGAGAACGAGAGCAAATCGAACGGTGTACTTGTGCTCGCCCGAACGATTCCGGAAATAAGGAAGGCCTGAATCAGCCGGTGCAGCCCAGTACGAGCCCAAATGCATGACCTGATGGGAGTCCATGAGGAATCGATTCGAACCACCTGCCGCTCCGACCTCCCATTGCGGAGTGTTTCCTGAATCGGTCGCGAAGTTCTGGGAATACGACAGGAAGACGCGAAGTACCTTGTCGGCCGTCAGCGTTGTCGCTGGGTTCGCGCCCGCAGCCACATCCAACGGCGTACCCAAAGCGTGGTTCTCTGCTCTGAGGAACTCCAGATCGGCGGCTGACGGGAGAGCTGCTCCACGGAAGATCAGCAACTCCGCGATAGAAGTGTTTGCTCCAGACCCATCGTAGTGCTTCGTGGATCCCAGATCGCCTGCGGCTGCTACCTTCGCGTAGATCGCCACTCGGTTGGGCGGGCTCACGTCGGTCGTTGAGCCAAGTTCCGACAGCGTCGTCCACCCGCCATCGACCGGCTTGGCATAGGCCCCGGGACCCGCAACAGAGGAAGCCCAGACCATCAGGTCCCCTACTTGAGTTGCGGCCGGAACATCGATCCCGAGCGTGGTATCAGCGGCGTAGTCCGTGTCCGATGCGCTTGCAACGAACTCGAACGGAACTTCGTAAATATCGTCATCAGCGATGTACAGCTTGCCATCGTGGAGGACCACGTCGTCTTTTCTGTATGCACCAGGCGCCCACGTTCCGACAAACCGCATCTTGTCATCCCCCAAGGGGATCCAGACGGTGTCGGCATCTTCGGGAGAAGGGTCGCCCAACGGGAGCGACTCCTCGAGGAGGATGTACAGATTGCCGTTCATCTGCACGACATCGTTGAGAACATAGGCCTGATCATCAGCCCACTCTCCACGATACAGCATCTTCGACGGGTCCTTGGCGACATCAACCGCGGTACCGTCAGGAAGATATAGTTCCCACTTCTCCGGCGGATCGAACGGATCCAGCCCCTCCCCGACGATGAGGAGGCCCTGACGAGTCCTCTGCGAGGTAACTCGTGGCATAACGCCCCCTTTTAGTCGAGTCTCTTCTCCATGTGGGTAAGCCCACCCCACACTGAGTCCGCTTTGGCCTCTTTGGTTGTGGGTTCCTTAGTGACCTTGAATCCCATCTTCTCGTAAATATGCCGGGCGTCCGGCGAGATACCCGGCACTTCGAGAAGCATCCTCTTCTTGCCCGCAGCTCGAGAATGCTCTTCGGCCGCTTTCATGATCGTCGTCGCATATCCAAGACCACGGGCATGCTTGTCAACGCTGATCCAGTTGAGATATACCGAATCTTTGTCCTTGTTCCAGAACTGCGCCGAGCCGACCTTCTTACCGTCTTTGTCCTTGACGGTCAAATACGCGCCTTCGTTGAACGCGTCGGCCGCATTCTTGCTGATGAACGCCAGCGTCTTGTTGAGCTTGTTGGGCTTCTTGGCTGTGAGGGTTAGCTCGTCGCCGTTCTTGGTCTTGAGCACAATATCGCCCTCAACCAAAGGATGTAGGTTCCGAGCCCGCTCTTTGCGCACGCCCCAGTGCATGCCCTTGATGCCGAAGTGCACTAGCGCCTCTTCGGGAGACGCGAACTGCTGATTCTCCCCGAGAATCATTCAAACGCCTCCTTGTTGGCTTTGATCCCGATGTACGCATCCATCATCGCGGCTACGTTGTCGATCTTCTCTTCTTGACGCTTCTTCAGAAGCTTACGATTACCGTTGGTGTCTTCCAAGGTGATCGCATTACCCATAGCGAAGGACATCAGAGACTGATCGAATAGGAGACCACGATCCTCAGAGAGTTTCTTCAACTCGCCAAGGGGAACTGACTCGGTCTTCGCTCCCTGAATGACCTTCTCGATTCCGAACGGGCCGTTCTCAGCTTCCCAGCGAGCCACGAACTCCTTGGCATTATACGGATCGTACCCGAAGCAACGGACGTCGTACTCTGAAGCGATGATGAAGGCGTCGAGATCTTCGTAGATCTCTTCCCAGTCCAACACCGTTCCGTTCATCACGAGAAGCGAACCTTCTTGGATGAACTCTTCGTACTTGTGACGCATTGCTGCTTGAAGCAACATGAGCGTGCGCTCGGTGATATAGGAGCGAGTCTTCACGCCATACTGATCTCCGCCCAACGGGAAGAGGAACGTAAACGCCCAGAAGTCGTCGCCCTGTGAAGCGTCCATTCCCAAACCGCAAGGTAGCTGCCAGAAGTCGCGAACGCGATGCGGTATGGTTTCCTCATAGGTGAAGAAATACGTGTAGCCTTCCATGGGGATGCCGAAGCGCTTGGCGAGAATGTCGTTGCGCGCTGCCGGAGCTTTCTCAGCTCGTTCGACGTCCAACTGGTATGTCTCGTAGGTAACGGTCTGTCCGAGATTGGGCTGAGCCTTCAACCACATCGCTGGATCGGCAACTTCGTCCAGTTCGTCCAGCTTGTAGTGCCAGATGGAAACGTGCGGCGCTTGGTATTCACCTTTGAGGATGTCAGCAAGCTCCATTTTGATGGTATCACCCGAACCATTACGGACGGTACCCTCAGAAGAGATAGCGACGATCAGGTAATCGTCAAGCTTGGAGGCTCCCTGCTCCACAGCACCGATGACATCCTCTCGGAGATCACCGGACAACCACTCATCAATGGTCGCAATTTTGGTTCGAAGTCCCTGAAGCTTGTTGATGGTCATCGGCCGGATCTCAAGCAGAGATCCGGTGAGAAAGTTCTCGATGCCCTTCTTAGTAGCTGCTAGCTTCTGCCGCAGCATCCGATTACCGGTGGTGTTCTGCAACGAACCCTCGGTAAGGAACTTGAACAACGGGCCCCGAGAACGAGTAATGGCAGTGCGGAAGGGAGACATAACCTCTTCCGCCTGCTTCATCGTCGGAGCGGTGGTGATCTGATGAGTGGTCGTGGTGTCAACGGTGAGGAAGTACGCTTGGATGAGATCGGCGTACATCGACTTTGCTGCGCCTCGGGCGACGATCAAGTATTGCTTCTTGATCAGCCGAACTTTGATCGTTCGTTTCTCGTAGTGACCGCCGTGGTTTCCGTCCGATGGAACGTAAACAGACCGTTCCACGAAGTAATACCAGCCGAAGATCTGCTCGGCCCAAAGCTTGAACGTGAACAGAAGGTGGAGGTCCGAGCCATCCGTAAGGGTCATCTCACCCTCACAGAAACGAATGAACCCCTCCACCGCCTGATCGTCGTAGTAGATGTTGGGGTTGGCGATGAGCGCGTTGATACGATTCATCTCTTGCGAGATCTCCCGGTTCACCGGAATGTCTCCACGCACTACCGCATCGCGGAACTGTCCGTAGTACGTCGGTGTTGCTGTGTTGGACAATCCCACTAACCCCCGCCTTCCTTACGCGAACGAAAAGACCTTCTTGGCGCCCTTACCCAGAGCCTTCTTACCCTCTTCCTGACCTTGCTGCCTCAGGAGCTGGCTCACGAACTTCTTGCCTCCAGACGTGGAGAGCTGCTTGACCTGCTGCTCGAGCTGCAGTCGCGTGGCAACATCTCTGAGCTCATGGTTGGACAGCGCCGCGGTTCCGCTCTTGGCGAGCTTTGCTCGAGCTTGTGCCACCTTGATGGCATCCTCGTGCGCAGGATGGTTCTCACCGCCGGTTGTCTCGATCTTGGTCTTGCGCTTGGCACCGCTAGGCACCACCGAACGTGCCGATGTAGCCACGGCATCGGGAGGTGGCTTACGCTGCCCCCACTTCATGCCCTTGATCCCGTGATGGGCGAGGAATGTCGCGCCAAGATCAGCAGTTTGAGCCATTGCGTCTTCGACCTTGTTGAGATCGGTGATCCATCCTTCTTCATCCATGATCACTTCGAGCGTGGTGAAGTCGGTGGCATCAGCATGTGCGATGTCACGTGCGCTGACGTCCCAAAAATGCTTCGAAGTGGGTAGAGCACCGCCTTGAGACGGCAGATCGATGCTGCGTTCGCGAATCGTATACTGACGATTGCCGGACGCGTTCGTCATCGAATTGGCCGTGGACTCCAGCCGCTTGATGTAGGTCTCTCGCGCATCTTTGCGATAGGCCTTGGCTTCCTTCGAGAACGGTTTCTTCGCTCGATTGGTGAGCTTACCGTAGTCGCCGTGTCGAGCTTTGACTGCGGGCAGATCCTCCTTACGGAACGGCTTCTGCGCCGCACCAATAACCAGCTCACGTGCTTTGCTACCGCCTGAATCATTCGTAGTGGTTCGAGATTCGAAGTTGACATCTTGAACGAACCGACTCGTGGCCTTTGCGGCCGAACCGACCTTGCCTCCAGTGGACTTGGCAGCATTTCCAACCGCCTTGGCTCCAGAACCGACTTGTTCCTTCCGAACACCCCAGCGCATGCCCTTCACACCGTGATGCTCGATGTCGCTGTAGGCGATGTCCATGGGGACTGACTCCAGCGCTTCCATCTCGTCCCAGTAGTCCTTGAGCAGGAACTCTGGGCCCTCGAAGTCGGCGGTCCACACTGCGATCTTGTTGAAGCAGACGTCGTAGAACTGCCAGGCCTGATCGTCGGGGATGGGATTGGCCGGGGTCTCCGGATAGCCCAATGTCAGATGCGGCTGCCACGGACCGTCGAACTGAGCGGCGGAGTCATAGGCCGTCTTGATGTTGTTGTCCTGCAGCAGCGCGGCCCGAAAGTCTCGAATCGCCTTGTAGTCGTAGCGGCCCTTCTTGAAGAAGAGCACATCCGCCTTGTCTGCTCCCAGTTCGTCGCGTCGATCCACCGGCAGGTAGAAGCGCTTCAGAGATGTGTTCGCGGCGTGCTCCACGAACTGCACGATCTGCTCGAGGTTCGAAACCGCGTTCACATCACCGAGAAACAACACCGTGAGGTGCGGGATCTTCTCGCTGGAGACCTTCCAGACACGATCGTTCTCATCCGGGATGGCCGCGATGACCAGATTGGTACTCATTTTGAAGCTTCACCTCCTTTATGGTGTCAGGTTGAGAACTTCGGCTTCGACGAGTTCAACCGTCCACGCCGCAGATGTGCCAGCGTTGATGGACAAGCCGATCTTTGTCGGAGTAGTGGAATTGAACGACGCACTGGTGTTCTTGACCGAGGTGAACGTCCCAGTTACATTCAAACCGGTGGTGACCAAGCGGTGAAGCAGGTTGCCGATGGCTTGAACTACGCCAGCGGCGGCGCCAACCGCACGAAACACCACGACAACTTCGATCTCACCTTCATCGATGGCTCCGGTCTGTGCGGCGTAGGTCAGCGTAGTTATTGCGGCGTCGCCCGTAGTTCCCAGTGTTCCCATACGGATGGTGATCACCGGAGCAGCAATTCCCGCCGCGGTCTTGACCACGTTGAACTTGCAGCGGTACTTGGTCCCCACCTTGATCTTTCCTACAGGGACCGTGACGCCAGACCCTGCCAGATAGGTGTCGGTGGCAAAGCCGGTCTGGGCGGCTGTCGATGCAACGTGGACGTCGTAGTTCCGGTTCGTAAGCGTCTTGATGTCCGCTCCGATGGCGGTGATCAGATCGAGGATCCGGCTTTGTAGAGAAGCCAAGGGTTATGCCTTAGCCGTGGCGTAGAGCGCAGCTAGATCGGTGTCGGGGTTACCGAGCTCGGTCTGGCTGTAGACCGACAGAGTCCCTCGAGCGGTCGCTGCGTCGGCGTCGTCGATCAGGCTTCGTCCGAACGTCGTCAGAGTTGCCAGAGCCCATGCGCCCGCGCCCGTCGCGTACGGAAGCTTGTCTGCCGCCGAGACCAGAGCCGCGATGGCGGTCAGATCCGCATCCGAAGGCTGCGCACCGAGGGTTGCCAGCGCGGTTGCCGCATCAGCGTCGTCGAGTAGGGTTCGAGCGAACGTCGTCAGAGTTGTTAGAGCCCATGCGCCCGCACCAGTTGCGTACGGAAGCTTGTCCGCCGCCGAGACCAGCGCAGCGATGGCAGTCAGATCCGCGTCGGAAGGCTGAGCACCGAGGGTTGTCAGTGCCGCAGCAGCATCGACATCGTCGAGTAGAGTCCTGGCGAACGCTGTCAGATCAGTCAGCGCCCACGTACCTGCGCCCGTCGCATACGCCATCTTGTTCGCCGCCGAGACGAGCGCAGCGATCGCGGTCAGATCCGCATCGGAAGCCTGAGCACCGAGAGTAGCCAAGGCGGTTGGCGCATCGACATCGTCGAGCAGAGTCCGGGCAAACGCGGTAAGGTCGGCCAGAGCCCACGCGCCCGCGCCCGTCGAATACGGCAGCTTGTTCGCCGCTGAGACCAGCGCAGCGATCGCGGTCAGATCCGCGTCGAGTGGCTGCTTGTTGCCGAGGGCGGTGGTAACCGTTGAGGCGAAGTTGGCGTCATCGCCTAGAGCAGCAGCCAGCTCATCCAGCGTGTCCAAAGCGGCAGGAACACCGGCGCCGAGGATCGCCGTCTTGACAGCATCCGTCTCCTGCTTCACGCCTTGAGGCGTAACCGCCCGAGCGGTGTCGGTTCCGGTGCCCACTTCGGCCAATGTGGCGATCTCGATGAGACCCTGCACTGTTGTGCTGGCTGCCGGAGGAGCGGAGGACTGAGCATCGACCTCGTTGATGGCGTTGACAAGGCTTGTCTTGTCTGTCGTTGTGAGCCCGGTGAGATCGCCAGAAGAAGATCCACTGATCCAAGTTCGAAGCTGTTTGTAGTCGGTGCCGATCGCCGTGATCAGGTCACCGAGGCGAGTCTGAAGTGACAAGATCACACCTTCGCATTCTCGTATAGGAGGGCTAGTGAGGGTCCGTCGTCATAGACGGGATGCGGCGTCTCCGAATTCACGTGTTCGGAAAGAGTTGCGTTTGAAGCGTCGGTTGCTTCTTCTGGGACAAAATAAGGCAACTCCACCCACCGAAGGATTCCGTTGCCGATCTTCATTCGACCGGTGTCCCGTTCGATTCCGGGTTCGCCGTCAGAGAGGATGGGGTTCGCTGCCGCCCATCGTCCTGATGTATCTCGACGTAACTTTAGCGTAAACACAACTCCCCCTAAGCGCTTCCGCCATCAAGGACGGGATCATCGCTGGTATCGGGATCTTCCATCACCGGTGGATCTGGATCAACCCAGTCGGTTCCTTCACGCCTGACACTGAGTCGCCATGTGACCTCTTCGAGCTGGTTCTTCGCCGACTCCAAATGAAATGTCGTCGCAGGCGGATCGAAGAGAAGACGCGTATGTAGAAGCACGAAGGTCTTGACTCGATTCAGCTGAACGAGATTGTCTGCGAGAAAATCGGTCCATACTGCGCTGTCGTCTTCGATGGCGAAACCCGGTTCAGGACCCACTCCCAGATCGTTGAGGGTGGAGAACGCCGAGTTGATGTGCATCAAGATGTCGAGATCGAAGGTCTCATCATCAGGCCCGATCTGTAGCACCTTCTTCGTGCTCTTCAGGATACTTTGTTCCATTCTCCACCTCCTTTACGAATTAGAGAGGCGGATGCCCGTAAGCACCCGCCCCCAAGGGTTTCTACGCGGCGGGGATCAGCTCGGCGTCGCGCAGGACGGCGAGGATCTCGTTGATCTTGTTGCGCGCGGCCACGGCTTCGGCCTGGACGTACGCTGCGCCCGGCGATGCGAGGTCGGGAATGGCAGCATGGCTGCTGGTGCGTCGCAGCTCGGCGTCGACGGCGTCCGAGACTCCCTGCTCGTGCGGGACGTGCGTGTCATCGATCGGTGTCATGGTAAACCTTTCTTTGTTTGAGAAAAAGACAAGCCTATCCAGTACTTAGCTTGCCGAACGTGGTGTCCGAAATCGGAAGGTACCCCCCGACACCGTACGGGACCACGAACTTGTGCTACCTCAGGCTTGCGTCACCGGTACGCTCGTTGTGCACCTGACGCTCCTCGTCCAGCTCGGCCTGACGCTGATCCTCTGCGAGCGCCTGATCGAGACCGGCGTTCTGCAGGGGCAGGCGACTTGGCTTGTACGGCTCGACGGTCGACTTCTCCGTCTTCTCGGTCTCCTGCTCCTCGGCCGCCTGGTTCTTCTTCCGCGTGGCGGCGGCCTTCTTCGAAGCCTCACTCCGCTTCTTCGCCGCGGCGTCCTTCTTGCTTGTCGTCATGCACGTCCCCCTTAGAAATCGGTGGTTACGAGTAGCTGTGCTTTCTCGCGTAGTCGGTGAAGGGTCGCGGATCGCGATCGCCGACGCCCTTCATGGTGTTGCCGCTGTTGACCATCAGGTGGATATGCCAGGCGTTGGCGAAGCCCGCGTGACCAACCGCCTGACCGGCGTGGACGACGTCGCCGACCTTGACCAACGCCTTCTCGGCGTGGCCGTAGCCGATGTGCATCCCCTTCTTGAAGGGCCCGGCGTTCTCGAGCACCTCCATCTGGATGATGCCGTCGCCCTTGGCCTTGAGCACCGGGTCGGTCGGAGCGCCGAGACCCCACCAGCCACCCGCGCGGACATCGATGATCTTGGACTTGATCATCGCGAAGATGATCGGATCCGGCAGCGTGACGACGTCGATGCCATCGTGGATTCCGGGGTGCCAGCCCCAGGCATCGGTGATGATCACCGTCGCCGGGCTGTGAACCTGGCCCACGCTCCCGTTTGCATGGGCAAACCGCTTGCGCAGGGTGGCTCGGTAGTCCTTGCGGTTCTGGGAATCGCGGGTCTTCTTCTGATGCGCGTTCAGCGACCCAGGCGCGTTACGGAGCAGAGTGCGAAGCTGAGGTGTGATGCCGTCGCGCATCTGCACGTGCGCCGACATGCCGTTGGCGTGAACCAGATCCGCCGTGAAGGATCGAGTCGCGACGCCATAATCGCCGTCCGCCTTGATCGGGCAGTCGATGCGCATCTTCGCGAAGAGCTTCTTGACCTCGCGCTGCCACAGCTTGATGTCGTTCCCCTTCATGTGCGGAGACGTGACCTTGAAAATCCGATCTGACATTGAATGCTCCTTTCACCAGAGCTTTGTGTCGCCGGGTACTCTCTCTACCGGCGCACGTGGAAGTAGTGACGCGTCTCCCCAGTGGATCGCGTTGTGTGTTCGACGAGAAGTGGTGATCAGGAACTCGGGATCGATGATCGCTTCCTCTCCAGCTACAAGATCTACCTCGGACAACGGGTTCATGTGATGAACCAGAAGACCGTGATGGATCTCATGACCAAGGATGCCGAGATCACATCCCTGGTCACGCACGATGGCTTCATCTCTCGCAAGCTTCCACTGTCGTGATCGATAGAACTCTTGGTTCATCCATCGATCGAAACCGAAAGTTTGTTCGCCTATGAAGCCGTGAAGGTTGAGGTACTCGAACCGTTCCTCAAAGGTATGAAGTCTTCGAAGTTCTGAGTAGCGTCTAGTCTTCAACGAACTCTCCATCGATGGTATCTTCTTGACCCGACCCCAGGCCAGAATAACCACGCATCGCCTCAAGCGCGTTGACGTAGAGCTCCTCCACACGCTTCTGACCTTCGAGCTGTTGCTTCTTCACTTCCATAAGCTCGACCTCATGTCGCATACGCTCCTGCTCGAGGCGCTCACGTGTCGATCCCATCTTCAGGAAATGCGTGATGACCTGCGAGGAAGCGGTGCCGCTTTGGATCTGCTCTTCGGCAAGATCGTAGGCAGCGGCTGACAACTCGAGTTCGCGTGACTCAGGAGACGTCGCTGGTCTACGACGGCTTCGGCCTGTGTCATGCCTTTGCCTTGCCATAAAGCGACTCTCCTTTCTGTTTCGTCACTTCGGGCCTACTTCTGAAAAGACTCAGTTCTGAGCAACCCACGTAAGAACGCTAGTCGCCACATACGATACGCCGTGGCCCAACGAACGGCGATAGGATCAGAGTTTGATCGGACAGTTGGTAGATTGGCTTCGAGTTGCGCAATCTCGACCTCTGCTGCATGACGACTTTCTGGTAGACGAGTAACATCCATGGATGTTCCCTTCCTGATATCGTCTAAATCAGACACCCTGGAGAAAATCCAGTGTCATCCGTTCTATCCGTGAGATCGCTACGCTCCGTCATTCGAAGACGTTCGCCCTCAAGGATTGCTGCCTCACGTGCATCGATACGTCGAGCTGCCAGATGTCTGGTCCGCTCGTCCTCTCGTGCATTCGCAAGTTGTTGATCCCGTTCGTTCACTATACCGCGCCTCCCAACAAGGTATAGAGTTACTAGAACTTTACTACTGTGATCCGTACAGACCCGCCTGCCGCAAGGCGTCGAGACTTCCTCCTGCTTCGACATAACGCTCAGCCGCAAGTCGAGCGATCTTCCATAGACGATCTCGTCCAGGTAGCTCGCCATGCATGTGTCTTACGATTCGCTCATGGACACCGCGATGGCAGTTGGGACAGACCTCCACAGTACGACGATCGAACAACGCGCCTCGAAGAAAGTGTTGCCACGCCTGTGGAATAACGTGATGAGAATCCGAAGAAGGCTGCGGTGGAATGTGAACCACACGAGCACTACAGCTCATAAGGTCGACCTCTTTCGGTTAGAAGCCCAGTCTTTCGGCTTGAATCTGGATCTCTGCCTCAGCGTCTTCCGCCATACGATCGAACGCCATGTTCACGGAACGAAAGAGCCAATTGAGAATCTGCATGAAAAAGCACATCTCCTAGAAGCAAGCGTAGTAGGGGGCAGATCCGGCGGTGCTGATGTATTCGGATCCGTCGTTGCCACGGACATCGAACACCCGATAGCAACTGCCGTATCCGTACTTGGTCACATGGATCTCGACGCGGACTTCATTGGACGAGATGCGCTGGTACCAGCCGGTCTCGTTTGGGAACCTCGGACAGTACGCGTAGCTCGAGTTGCAGAAGGTGCGCCAAACGTGACCGCTGGCGTAGTTCTGTGCGTTGTAGACATGGAGATACGCCGATGCGGAAGCCGCCCCAACGACTGAAAAGATGACGGCGAGCAAAGTCGCCAACAGCAGACGGAACTTGCGCATGTGTTTCTCCTAGAACAGTGGTTGACTACAAGCGAGGATCAGCTTCCTCGCGCGATGGCGGCATTCGCCCAGAACATCACTTCCTCGAGTTTGGTGATTGCGAGAGACTGTTCACGAGTTGGCACTCCGGTCGTTTCGACCAGTTCCTTGGCTACGATGAGGCACACGGCTCGTACCCGCTCGTGCTTGTCCTTCGTGATCTGGTCGCTTGGGGGGTGAAACCTGAAGCGACGATTCAGCTGGTCAGTTGTGAGGGCGTTTGATTCCACTCCTACCGCCTTTCAAAAGGGTTCTCTGGGGATAGGGTTTCGAATTGTTCCTCAGAAAATGTCCCCCGGGGACTTTTTGGGG